GTGGCGTCGTTGATCTGCGTTTCGAGGTACGGGGTTACTTCGCGGGTCGTAAAATCCTGGTAGATGTCGCGGGCGACGTTTTGCTGGCCCATGAGCGCGCCAAGTTCGTCGGTGCTGACGGACTGCGCAGCTGCGTCTTGCAGGCCGCTGGTGTCGATGCGCTCGCCGACAAGACCTTGTAGCCCAGACATGTCAGCGCGGCGGCCGACCATACCGAGCACGCCGCCGAGGTTGGCCCGTTGCCCGATCAGCCGGTCGATGCCGCTGGTGTCCACAGTGCGGCCGAGCTGGTCTTCTAGTGCGCTGGTGTCGATCTCTGGGGCGCGGCGGTTCATTGCCTGCTGCGCGTAGTTGCGGGCAGTGTTAAAAAACGCGGTCTGGTCTTGGTTGATCGGCGCAACGCGCGGCTGCACCACCACGGGCCGGTACTGGTTTGCCATGCCCATGGTGCTCTGCGTCTGATTCTGCACGAACGCAGGAGCGGTGCGGGTCAAACCGCTAGTTTTTTCGGTGCTGAACAGGCCGCCAAACGGTTGGAAACGGCCGGTTCGCTTGTTACGGAAGCTCATTAGAGATCCTTGTAGTAAGCGTGATACGCAAGCCGCCAGCTGTAGTCGCGGAGTACTCGGCCCCATGCAGCACGGCCGTAGCCTTCCAGCTGCTGACACCCGAGGCGGCGAGCGTGTTGTTCGATTGTTTGGAGTGCCATCCTTAGCCAGCGACTTAGCTGCGAGCCGCCGACAAGGTCGATGGCGAGAGCGCTGCGTTGCGGGTAGGCAATAATGCGTGTTGTGTACGCGCCAACGATACTACCAGAACCCGTAGCGGAAACAACCCATACCAGCATTTCTCCGGTATTGGCGGCTTCGCGGACGTCATAGATGTCGATCAAGCCTTCGGACTCGTCTACGGCGCGCTGTAGGTGCGGTTCAACGTGCGGCCATACTGCGTCCAGCAAGTCAGGCCGGATCGGCAGTATTTCGTATTTTGTAACGAACGAATTGTTGTTGTTGCGCCGGCGTTTTGAATTTGATCGTGAGACGGCCTTCCGCCTGCTGCGAGATCTTGGCGTCCCGGGTGTCTGCCGTTGTCTTTGCGATTTCGACGCGGCTGGTGGGGGTGATGTCGGGGTCTGAGACATTGATATACGAAGCTCCGGGTATGATCGGGATGCTAACCCAAGACGGCATATACGAGCGTTCCTGCTGCTGCTGTTGCAGACGCAAAAGTCACGACGAACTGGCCGTCGCTGATAGCGACCGTTGCGTCGCGTGCGTCTGTGGAAGTTGGGACCAGCAGCACGGCCGACCCGGCTGTGACTTGCGTGTCCGTTACGGTGGTGGTCGTGTCGCCAAGCAGGTAGCTGTGCGTACCAACGCAGGCCAGCTTGCCGTCGAGGGCTTGGTTAACAGCCGTGGCTACGTCACGCGGCGACCCGCCCTGCGGCGGCAGCTTGTTCGCCTGTAGCGTCATCGGCGGCCCTGCGCGGTAGCGTCGAACGAGAACCCATGCGCTTCGGACCAGTTGCCCGAGGCAAGGAATTTCAGCGCCATGTACCGGCCAGCTTTACGCAACGGGATAATGTTCGCGCTGTTGACCGTAGCGACCTGCCCGAAAATCTGGCTGTCGACCTGTCGCGTTCGTGCCGATACCTGCGCGCGGATTTCTGCGTCGGCCGCGCCGTCGATATGCGGAAACACCGACCGCAGCATGGCGTGCCGTGTTTCGACCGGTTCAAACTCGCCGGTCTGCACGGTTAGCGGCAGCGGCGTGCCGGACAGCGTGGACAGCACCGTGCCGTCAGTTGTGCTCTGCGCCAACGCAAGAATGGACTGACTGCCTTGATATACTGCGCTGTCGAACGAGATGGTCAGGCTGTCGATGCCGCCGCCACGGGTCAGGATTGTAGACGCGGCGCGGTCCTGTACTTCGGTGCCGTCGCGGGCGAAAATCGTGGCAGACGCGTCCGTGTCAAGCGATTCCAGCGTTCGGCCGACCTGCCGTGTGACGCCAACGGTGGTGTGGTCGATGCGGGCCATGCCCCACCGGTCCAGCGTATAGTCGTAGACCAGCAGCGTGTCGTTGCTGTTCGTGTCGGCCGACTTGCTGCCATAGGACCAGACCACAAGGCTGCGCACCGGGTCGATGGTGCACGAAAGGTTTGCCGCGTTGTTGCGGTCGAAGTCGCTGAAAAAGAAATCGTTAATCCGCTGCGCGCCGATGTTCGCGACCTGCCCGCCTGCGTAGCGGTGGAAGCCGTCTTCGCTGAGATAGTACACCTCGTCGGAACTGCGTGCGGCCACGGACCCCGGAAAGTCGCAGCCGAGGTTGCTGACCTTGTCAAACGTAAACACCAGCGGAGCGCCAACGTACTGCATCCGCAGCAAGCCTTCGCGGGTCAAAATAAGCCCATTCTCGCCGCCGACCAAGCCAGTCACCTCCGAGGCATCAGCGATGATCTGGGAATCTGCCTGATTGCTGCCTATCGTCCAGGTGCCGCCATCGTCGATTTGTGACCAGCGCACTTCTGCTTCTGACGTGCTGGTGTTGCCGCAGACCAAGAACCGGCCCACGACTGCAAGGTGTGTCGCGTTCGGTGCGGTCGCTACCGCAGCTGGAGCCGCGAGGCCATCCGCTTGAAAACGCTGCAGCGGAATAGACGAGCCGCCTGCCGCGTAGATGTAGCGCGTGCCGCCAGTCGTGGCGAACTCCGCAAATTGCCAGCGCGGGATGTTCGTGTAGGTCGGGTCGCTGCCGGTGAACTCGGAGAACTTGGACTGCAGCGTGTCGTACTTGAGCAGTCTCGATGCCGTGCCAATATAGGTGCGCGACTCAATCGTTTGGCCCGTGATGTCAACGGTGCTGTAGATGCCGAGGATTTCGGGGATCGCCGTGGTCGTGCCGCCTGTGACCTGTTCCGGGGCCGTGGTGGCCGTGGCGCTGGGGACGGCGGAAAACCCACGCATGGTCGGGAACCCGTTGATGAGCGCCTTTGCGCCGGGGTTGTTGAGCGACGGCTGGTCTGGCAGCCACTGGCCGAAATCAACAGGCACTAGAACACCGCCTGTTCGTTGCGGCGGCGCACCTGCAGGTCCGCGTTGCCGTACCGCTGCTTGTCGCTGTCGCGGTCAATTTCAGCGAGGCAGCGGGTAAACTGTGCGTCGTGGTAGACGCTACGCTGTTCGTCCTGCAGAAAGTCGAACGCCTGCTTCAGCGTGCCGTGCAGGTAGCAGTCGCCGTGGCGGGTCAGTAGCGTGTTGCTGGTTGCCGTGTCGGACAGCTGCGCGACGCCTTCGTTGTAGATGAGTTCCAGCGTCAGGTCTGCGGTCGGTACGGCGGCGAGCTTAATGTTGTTCGCGACGATAGTGTAGAACTCGGTCGCGGACTGCCCAGCGTCGCGGATACGAACATCGTATTGCGCTGGCGTCAGATACGACAGGTTAGTCCGTACCCCGTCCACGATTTTCGCAACTTCGCGGATACTGCGCAGGTCCGTGGGCAGCGCGGTAGTGGTGGCGTTTGCGGTCACGGCAAGCTGGGTCGTGGTTTCCAGCAGAGCAATGTCTAGTTCGCGCGACATCCGCTGTTCTGCGAGACGGACAAACGTCTTGATTTGCGTGCTTAGATCGTCGCGTGCGAGGAAGTCCGCAACGAACGACTGCAGTTCGCTGTACGTGTTCATACGCTACCCTCCGAGGTACGAAACACGCGGTTGTCGTAGTCGTTCAACCAGCGCTTCCACCATGTCGGGTTTTGCTGCGGCGTACCGTGCTTGCCCACCAGGTCGTAGTAAAGGTTTGCTGGTATGTCGGCGACTTCCTTCAGATGCGCCTGCGTGTTGCCGATCAGCGAGCCTTTGCGGTCAGCGTTCCGCTGGGTCCGGTTTTTGTCGATCAGCTTGTCGGCTTTCTGGATCGTGTAAACGTCCGTCACGAACCCATGGTCGTCCTGCTGGATCAGGGTTTCGCGGTTGCCGGTTTTGCTAACGCGTCGCAGGGTCATTGCCGCCTCCAAAAGTGAGCCGGGGCGACGCTATGGCCGCCCCGGTTGCTGTGTCGCTTAGGACAGGCAGTAAACCGCGCCGTGGGCTTTCGGAGCGTTGTTTACGAGACCGAATTCCGCTACGACGAACCCCCTTGTGGAGTCCCCTTCTTTGGCAAGGGACTGTGCCGCAAAGTTACGACCCGGCAGGGTCGCAAGCTCTGCGTAGTCAGTGTCGATGGCGTAAATACGCTCCGAAGGACAGAAGGTATCTACGGTCGTGGTCAGCGATCCGAAGTCGGAGACGAAAACCGTCACGCTGCCGGTCATGCTGGCATCGCCAGCTTCACGCATCTGCACTTCGTTGTTGAGAACGCTGGTGCCTTGCGCGCTGATCGCAGCGGCGCTGAAGGATACCTTCTGCTTGGGGCTCATGATTAGCAGGTTGGGTTGACCCCCATCTTCGCGACACGCCTGCAGCACAGTGTTCAGCTGCGAAATAGCGAACGCGCGTGGCGTACCCCAGTCGTCGGCGATGCCGTCAGAACCGGCGTCAGTAGCCGCGTCGGTGATGGGCAGGTTGTCGCCGTCTGCGGTGAAGCCGCCGTTCAGAGTTGGCGAAGCGCCAGTGTCGTAGTTGCTGATCCACGAAGGCAGCGCGCCGGTCTTACGAGTACCGGAAGCAACTTCAGCTTGGTCGGTCAGCAGAGTAAATTCTACGTCGCGACGAACTTCGATGCCGCGCAGGAGCTTGTTGTAGTTTGACTCCTTCTCGCGCCCAGCAGCGTCGATAGCGTCCATGGTGTCCGACACGCTGTAAGCGCGCAGGGCAATCTGCATGGTGTTCTGGTGGCGAGTGGTAGGCGTGTCAGTGAACGACGATACAGTCGCGCCTTCAACAGCCGGCGAGCTTGCAGCAGCGGAAAGCTCCTGAACCTGCCAATCGAAGTTGATAGCGTTCTTCGTGACTTTGCGGAGGTTGGATACGAGCGGAGTGGTGTCCGGGTCGATCCGGTAGATAACGTCGGACAGGTCTTCCTTCTGGCCGATTGCGTTTGCAGTAGTAACTTGTGCCATTACAGCGGTTCCTTGTAGTTAGCCCCGGCGGGCCATCAGAACCCCCAGAGCATCATCCATTTTCCCGGTGCGGCTGAGCTTCGACATTGCTTCGCGTTGGCGTCGCTGTTGCGTCGGCTCTTTGGCGACCGGAGCTTTTTTCCGAACCATGGTTTTGGGCGCTGCCTGTTTCTGCTTCACTGATTGCGTACCTGCTTGTAACTGGTCGTACAGCCAAGCCTTGCGCAACACCGGCAGGAACCGAGCGTCCGTCATGGAGTTGATTTCGTCAGAACTGAACCCACTGTTCAGCGCGGTCTGAACGATGCCTTCCCGCTCGCGGTTCAGAACTTCCGGGTCAGACCATTCGGGCAAAAGCTCCATCGCTCGTTGTGCTTGGTGCGCGACCACTTGCTGATAGGCTTGCTGCTGTTGCTGTTGGATTTCGGCGAGCTTGGTTTCCCGCGCTTCCTGCAACTTCTTGATCTGGAGTAGCGCTTTGGGGTCTGCGTCGGCGAGTTGGGCTTCTTGCTCGGGAGTGAGCTGGCTCGCTGCCTGCACCGCTTGCAGTTCCTGCTGCATCGCCATCAAGGATTCTTGGTAGGCTTGCAGTTGCGCATTAGCCTGCTCGCGCGACAGTTCGGCCTCTTTTGCTTTTGTAGAGGCTTCAATGAAGCGCTTTTCGGCTGCTTCTTGTTTTTGCAGGTTTTCGAGTGCACCGTCAAGTGGCAGGTACACGTCTTCATGGTCAACGCGGACCTTCACTTCCCACGACCCGTCTTCGGCCTGACGCAGCCGATCCGGCAGTTCGACGTAGTTGGGGTCGGCGTCTTCTAGTGTCTCTGCTTCAGGCGCAGCTTCTTCGGCCGGTTCCTCAGTCGCCAGTTCCGGCGCTGGCTCCGCTTCAACCGTATCTGCCGCCACCGCATCCGGTTCGACCGCCGCTTCAGTCTGTTCTGGTTCGCTAGGTGCTGGGTCGGCATCAGCCGGCGCAGCTGCAGCGCGGATCATGTCCAGCGCTGATTCGATTGAAATTGGGGTGTCGGCCATTGTCACGGGTTCCTTGGTGTCGTCGGTTCATGGTCAAATTTAGCAATGCGGTTTTCTAGTTTGCGGCGGATACGCTTGAACGCAGCCGCTTCGTAAAACGCCTCGCGGCGCGTTGCGTCGTCGTTGGGTTCGGACGACTCAAACTTCGTGATCGCTTCGTCGCGCATCGTGGCTTCAAGCTGCAGCCAGAACGGATCGGCCAGCAGCGTTTTGGCGGCTGCGATAAACTCGCGTTCGGTCATGCAGCGCCCGGTATGTTGGTCGAGACGGCGGCGTCACCCAGGGCGAGCTTGGCGCGGCGTAGCTCAAGCTCGACCGCCATTTCTTGGCGCTTTAATGCAAGGGTCGCTTCAAGACGTTCTCTTTCGATGGCAATGTCGGCCTGCATACGTTCTCGGCGAAGCTGGAGGTCGGCGTCGAACTCCATCCGCTTCTGCATTACGTCCGGGTCTTCCTGCGGCGGCTGCTGTGCCTGCATCTGGCGGAACTGTGCCAACTGCTCGTCGGTCGCGAACATGGAATCCACGTCTTTGATGCCGTTCATTGCGGCGAGCCGCTTCACGGTTTCGAGGTACTGCTCTACGGAAACGACCGGGTTGTTCAGGCCCAGCTCCTGCAGGATGTCACGCTGGATTGATGCTACCTGCTGCAGCGCGACGGTGCGTTCTGCATCGCGGCCGCTGCCGAGACCCACGTCAATGTCCACGTCGAAGTCTACGTCAATGCTGGCCGGGTCGATGTTGACGAACATGTCGCCGCCGACGCGCACCGCTTGGGGTCCGTCAAGGTGCTTGATAGCCAGCGACAGCAGCAGCTGCGCCAGCGGCCGTAGCCCGGTTTCGGCAAGGGTCCGCGCAATCATAAGCGTCTTGGCTTGACCGCCTTGGATCGCAGCGTTTACGCCGGCAGCAGTGGTGGACTGCAGCGAGTCAGGATCAAGGTGTAACGCCTTGTTTCCGGTACGCTGGTCACGCACTTCGTCCATGTAGTTCAGCAACGACATGCCCTGCGGGCCAAGTACCGGCACCGGCAGCGGCGTTACCATGCCCGGTGCGTCTTGGCGCACGACACCGCCGGGGCGGCTGTGCAGCAGGTCGTCGATGTTGACGCGGCCTTCTACGACCGCAATACGCTGATCGTTCTGCAGGTACAGGTTATCAAGCACGCCGCGCAGCGCGACGGACTTGATACGCTGAATGTCCGTCACCAGTTCCGCGACGCTACGGCCCACCAGCCGGTGCGGCATGCGGATCGGCGACGCCACGACGAACGGGCTGCGGTCTACGGGCTCAACGTCAACAACGTGGTTGTCCTGCCCTATCGCCAGCACGCGATGCATCGTCGGGATGCCGGTGTCGTGCATGTCCAGCGGCATGTACGCTTCCACGACGCGGACCAGTTCGTTTTCGCGGGTGCCGTAGTGCGTGGTGCGGCCGCCGTCGATTTGTTCGTGGCGGGCCTGTGTTTCTTCTTCGTCCCAGCCTTCGCCCAGGCCGGTGCGTTCTTCGACTTCGTCGCGGTCGTAGCCTTGGGCCACAAGCTCGCCCACGGTGCTGTAGGTCCGCTGCGCGAGGAACGTCGCGTCTTCGACGCTGGTCGCCATGGCGTTGAACAGGAAGTCTTCCGGCGCGACGGTTTCGACCTTGATCGCGCTGGTGCGCTTGGCGCGGCGTAGCTCAACGTCGAACAGCTCAAACAGCGGCGGTTGGTCGTCGGTAGCAACCGACACGGCCTGCAGCACTTCGACGTCTGGCTGTGCGGTCAGGGCCTGCACGTCCATGTCGGTCAGTGCTTCGTAGCGTTCGGTGGTGTATTCGACCTGCGTGTCGTAGCCAGCGCGTAGCACGCCGCACTTGTACAGCAGCGCGTCTTTCACGAAGTCGTGTAGCAGCCCAAACGGCTGTGCCTGCGACTGGAACACGCTGTTGACCAGCATCGTAGCCGCTTCGGCTTTCTGCTGATCTTCGGGGTGGCGCGGCAGAAACTTCACGATGTCACCGGAGCGCATGAAAATTTCCATCAGCGCCGGCATCATATGTTCGACCGTGTCAGCTACTTCGGTCGCAATGACCGACGACCGTCCTTCGGGGACGCTGTTGAACGGCTTACCGAGGTAGTAATCGGTCGCTTCGATACGATCCGCAGACAGCTGGGAATCGCTGTAGCCCACGGCCGCGTCTACTTCGTTCGACAGCAGCTGGCTTATCTGGTCGCGGTCTAACACTAGCCGCAGTACTTGCCGGTCTTGAGTTTGCCGCCTTTGCGGCCCTTGGACTTACCGTAGTGCATGTTCAACAATCCCATTTGCGGCGCGACCAGTAGTTCGCTGAAAACTTGTCGCTGGTTCCTTTGATACCCCCGGATCGGGCGCAGTAGCTGGCCTTGCGGGCCGGCTGGTTCTTTTTGATCGACATGCCCTTCGCGCCGAAGCGGACCAGCTTGACCTGGTCGCCCTTTTTCGCGGCCACCACGAATTTCTTGCTCGCGCCGGGTTCGGCCCTGCGGGGTTTATTATAACCGGCAAACGTCAAGCCGTGGTGTTTAATTGCCATGATTAGACATATCGTTGCTGATCCGGGTAACTAATGTTTTTACCATAGGAACGGTGCCGTCCGCTACCCGCCTTGGCTGCTGTGCTGGCAAACGTCAGCATCAGGGCGTCTGCAAGGTCCGGTGAGCGGTTGCCCCGGCGTTTCAGTTCTTCCTTCGATTCTACCTTGAGTTTGCCGTTTGATTGGAACTTAAAGCGGGGCGCGACCAGTTCCGATTTCAGGGCTTCGTCGTCCGGCATGGTGCAGTCCTTGGACTCCAGCCACTCGCGGCACTGGAACCACAGTTCGTCGCGCAGGCGCAGGTACTTCTGTGACAGCGCGGCGGACTCGGCCACGTTGATCCCGCGTACCGGCACAAAGTCCATTTCCTTGAGGCGGTCCACGACGCCAGCGCCAAGGCCGATCACGTCTACAAGGATTTCGGCGGGGCGGTCGTCGTAGCTGCAGGCGTCGTATTCCTCCAGCACGATGCCGCAGATTTCCATCAGGTCTTTGCCCTGCCACGACTTGATCGGCTCGACTAAGCTGTTGCCGCGTCGTTTGGCTAGAGCGGTGCGGTCGCTGCCGTAGCGCGCAACGTCGAGACCCCAAACGGGGCGCTGGCCCACGATAGGTTCTACGTCCCGGGAAATCGCGGCTTCGACCAGATGCAGCGGTATAATGGTGTCGTCGTCCGCTTCAGGGAACTCGCCCAGGACACGGACGCGGTAGGCGTTGCTGTCGTCGCCGTACTGGTCACGCATTTCGGCGATGAAGTCGTCGCGGACGTAGTCGCCATCGGCGCTGCTGACCCGCATTGTGGCCCACCGGTCTGCGTTCTTGTGAAACGCGTCGAAGAAGTAGCCGCTGGTACGCGTGGGGTTGCCGCACATGACGATTTTTGCGCCCGGCGTGGACAGCGACCCCTGCCCCACCTCGAAGATAATGTCGGGAATGCCGGACGCCTCGTCGATCACAAACAGCATATTTTCGGAATGGAATCCCTGCAGCGATTCCGGCTGCTCGCGGCGGCTTGTGCGGGCTACGGCATAGGATTCAGCAGCGCCGCGCAGCGATATTTTGTCGGCGCGGAACTCCAGCTGCTCGCGGAACGCCGGATGCATCTGCCGCGCCCATTTCTGTATTTCGGGCCACAGCACGTCGCCCAGCTGCGATGCCGTGTTGGCCGTACAAGCGACCTTGCAGGGGTAGTGGGTACACAGCCACCACAGCACCAGCGTCGCGAGCCACATGGACTTGCCGACGCCGTGGCCGCTGCGGATCGCAACGCGGTCGTTGTCGCGGATCAGTTCC